CTCGCGCTGGATCGCGACCGTCACGCCCATGACCCGCACGCTCTCTTCGCCGGTCAGGAGCCCCGAGTTGTCCGTCATCATGATGATGTCGTACAGCGCTGTCAGTAGCGGATCGAACACGTCGCGGTCAATATTGGCAGCGACCGCCTGAAGTATTTTCGACGCGTTGCCCATGAGCATGGCAAGGCCCGAGCTGGTACGGCCGGCACCGCCGGCGCTCTGCCCCTGCAGGTAGCGCGGGATCGCGCTCATGTCGTCAGCCATTGCGTTCAGCTTGTCGTAAACGGTCAGCAGCTCCTGCGCGATGGAGTTCGGCTGGAAGAAGCTGATCGGCACCTGCGCGGTCCCATTCACCGGATCGTCCTCGAAGTGCCAGCGCTTCCACGGATACATGTCGTCGGCGTCCTCGCCGGAAGACAGCTTGCTGTCATTCACCATGACCTGCGGACCCGAGGCGATGGCCATGTTGTTCATGAGTGCGCGGAGAGTACTGTTTGCGCCCTCTTGGAGGTCGGCGATGATGTCCGTCAACCCGTTACCCACGGGGGTACCCGGCATCTTCTCGAAGCTTGTGATGAAATAGTTATGGCGCTTGCGCGGCGATGGCGAGAGCTGGACCTTGATCACATGCTGACCAATGAGCCACGCCTGCACCATGTAGTCGCGCAGCCCGTCGGGGATCAGTTTGGCGTCCATACCCTGCTCAAGAAGCATCCGGCCCTGCACGTTGCCGTTGAACTCCAGACAGGTGATCATGCCCGACTGGTTCATCATCGGGTTCTCGCGGCTCTCGTTGACCGCGCGCTCGCTGTCCGTCGCGTCCCAGTTGTCGCTGATACCGCCGCGGCCATACTCGTCTAGGACCGCCCGGATTTCCTTCTGGTCGTAGCCCGGCAGATCGAGCAGATCGTTCAGGTCGGCACGAGAAAGACGGCTTCTTTCGATGATCGAGGCATTCTCGATATCGCCTGCGCCCGGGGTCCACCACAAGTCGAATGGCGATACCCGCTCCCAGAACATTCGCGGGCGGGGAGTGCTGATCGCAGTTCCGTTCTCCCAATTAAGAGAAGGAACAATTCGGACGACTGGGCCTTTGATGCAAGCGAAGGGGAAAATGGGCAGGTCCGCAATGAACTCCGCCAGCGCTTTATAGAAGTTCCCCTCCACCAGATATTCATCGATCTTGTCCTCCGCGATCTTGGCCTGCGCTGCGGCTTTCTTCTTCGCTGCTTGGCGCGCCGCGGTCATCAGGCCGTTCATCCGGTCCCGCATCGCCGTCGGGTCAACCTGCTGCCCGGAGGCCTCCATCGTCGCGACTTCAACGCGAAGCAGCTGCTGGATCGAATTCATGATGTTGGGCGGCAGCGCCGGATCGGGGCCCGGGTCCAAGCCCCACGGCCGGTCGGCCTGCAGGTAGACATCTCGCAAGAGGCTGCTCGCGCCGCGGCATTTGGCGGCGGTTATCCGCGCGTAAATCTGCGAGCCGCCGAACTTCTCGATCTCCGAAAGCTTCTTGGAAGAGTAGACGCCGTTGAAGGTGCGCAGCGCCTCCGCCATACGTTCCGACCATCCGGACTGGCTGTTCCGGTGGTTCTTCATCATCTCGAACTGGCTGCGGATGTAGCCGGCGAGGTTGGTGGTCGCGACCTGCGAGAGCTTAAGCTCGTCCTCAGCCTTCCGCTTCTCAGCGGCCTGCCTTGCCTCAAAGCGCTGGAGGGCCCCTTCCGGGACCACGCGGAGCACGCCGTTTTGCGGTAGTGTGTCGACCATCCTTCGCCTATATGCTATTCAGAGCGAACTTACAACTGAAAGGCCCCACCCAATGGGCGACATGTCAATGCCTTCCGACTACCCGACGATCCCGGCCAGTGTGTACGACGAGGTGAAGCTTGTAAAGCTCGCCCGCCAAATTGCAATGGGTGTGAAGGACCTTCCGGACATCCTGTTCGCCAACGATCTCACGCAGCGAGAGTTCGAGGAGATTTCCAAGCTACCCCATTTCAAGCGTATCCTCGATGCCGAGGTACGCTCGTGGGCCTCCATCGACAGCGCCGAAGACCGGGTCCGGGTCAAGTCGGCATCCCTGATCGAAGAGTTTTTGCCCGAACTCTACGCGCGCCTAAACGACAGGGACGAGAATTTAACGGGCAAGGTGAAGGCGTTGGAGCTGGCATCGAAGTGGGCCCGGCTTGGCCAGACTGAGGCTCCTACCGCCGGCGCGCCCGGCGACCGCGTGCAAGTGATCATCAATCTAGGCGCGGACAACAAGTTGGTCTATGACAAGCAGTTACCCCACAAGGTAATCGAGCACGAGCCCGCCGTCGTGAACGCCCCACCCCTCGAACAGACCTTCGAAGAAAGCATCGATGCTATCCCAAGCAATTAAGTTCGACGCGCCGCCCACGGTCGCGGCCTTCATGAAGAGTGCTGCGTTCGGACGTTTGATTGCGGGCCCCGTCGGCTCCGGCAAGACCACCGGCTGCATCTTCGAGCTCTTCCGTAAGGCCCTCGAACAAGACCGCGCGCCGGACGGCTACCGCTACACCCGCTTCGCCGTTGTGCGACAGACCCTCAAACAGCTCAAGGACACTGTCCTCAAAGATATTATGAGCTGGCTGGGCGGCGTCGCCCGTTACAAGGTGCAGGACAATGTCGTCATCATCGAATTCGCAGATGTCGTGTCCGAGTGGCTTCTCCTACCCCTCGAAGACGCAGAAGATCAACGCCGACTATTGTCTATGCAGCTTACCGGGGCGTGGATGTCTGAATGCATCGAAATGGACGTTAATCTCGTCGCTGGTATTGCCGGTAGATGTGGCCGCTATCCTAGCGGCGCTCGCGGCACTCCGTCGTGGTTCGGAATAATCGCCGACACGAACATGCCGTCGGAAGGTTCCGACTGGCACAAATTCATGGACGTCGAGCAGCCCAAGGACTGGGAGATTTATATCCAGCCCGGCGGCCTCGAGGAGTATGCAGAGAACCTAGCATGGCTGACGCAGACTGCGGAGACGATGAAGCTCGACGTCGACGATCCGGTTCGGCTCGCACAGGGAAGGGTCTACTATGAGCGCCTTGCCCGCAGCGCAAATCCGGACTGGATCAAACGATACGTGCACGCGCAATTTGGTAATGACCCTTCGGGCACTGCGGTATTTAGAGAGAGTTTCAAGTCGAGCTTCCACGTCGCAGAGGGCCTTATCCCTAATACATTTGCGCCTCTCATCATCGGACAGGACTTCGGACGAGACCCTTGTTCTGTTATCACTCAGATGGATGCTCGCGGTCGACTGCTTGTGCTTGAGGAAGTCATTGCAGAAGATATCGGACTACAGGGCCACATTGAGCAGAACCTTCGACCCGTTCTGATGAAGCCCTGCTACATGGGCATCCCAATCATTATCATCGGCGATCCCAGCGGCGTATCGAAGAGCTCGATCTACGAGGAGAGCACCTTCGACGTGCTCAAGCGCATGGGCTTCAAGGCGCTACCTGCTCCGACCAACGATCTCGATCCTCGGTTGCGTGCGGTGGAAGCATGGTTGCTGAAGCAGCAAGGGGGTGCAGGAGCGATATTGTTTGACAAGCTCTACTGCCCGACGATCATCCGCGGTCTCGCAGGAGGCTATCGCTATGCGAAGACGCGGAACGGGACGCGGAAGCCGCTACCCGACAAGAACCAATATTCGCACCCGATTGACGCTCTGCAGTACGCCTGTCTAGTTGCGCACGGGCAGATGAACGCAGCAATTGGAAGGGTCCTTGGCACTCGTCCACGACCCGTGCGCCGGCAGGTATCTGCGGCCGGCTGGACTTAACCAACTTCACTCCCGGATGTGGCTTGGGGTTCGCGATGGTCGGCGCGCCGTTACGGCGCATCGGTACGCCGTGCCTTTTGAGGCAGTCTTTCACCGTCGTCTTGTAGATGCCGTATAGGTCGACGATGTCGCGCATAGGTGCGCCCCACCGGTAGAGGTCGATGATCTCGATGATCTCTCTACGTCGGAGGCGCACGCCACGCATCAGGGTCTCACGATCTGCGGCCGGCTCAGGTTCGCCTGTGCCTGCTTCAGCACTTCGCCGGTCTCTTCCTCGATGTCGTCGAGGATGTAGCCTTCGAGCTCCTTGGCGATGGCAATCGCTGTGATCACGGTGACCGAGTTTGCGCCGTGCTCCGGAATGGAGCGGTCGATAAAGCCCGGTATCGCCATGATGGTGCACGCGCGCTCCAGCGCCACCAGACGACAGTTCAGCTTCATCTGCTGCAGCTTGGCGATGTTCTCCAGCTGCTTTGCAGTCAGTTGCGTGTTGTTCAATTCATTCTCCTTTTGGCTTTGGGTGAGAGTTCGCGAAGGCTGCCCTCGCAGAGGGTGTAGTGGTCATTGCCGCGGACACAGCCGTAGTAGGGCAGCTTGTGCTCGGCGCAGACATGCCCGTCGATCAGCGCCTTCACCTGAACGACGGGGCCGTAAACGTGCTGCTTGTCTTCGACCACCTCGACGTGCTGGTCGAATGTGAACTTATGCAGGGTCTTTTCGGACGCGCTCAACTTCTTCTCCATCGATGATCTTGTTCAGCTTGTAGATGCCCCGCTGCAGATAGAACATGCTCTCCGCTGCATCGGCGTGGCTGGAAGCGAAGTATTCTGTTCCGTCTTTTTTCATCCCCACCACGACGACGCACTCTAAATCTGCGTTGTGAGCGCTGGCAATGATAGTGGTGGGATCGATTGAAAGGGTGGTAACGCCATCCCACTGCTCGATGTTGGCGTGCGCTTCACACGGCATGGTACCGAAGCACACTTCGCATCGAGGTGTGTCATCCACTAGCTGGGGGGGTTGTCGTTGTCATAGTTTCCGATCTCCGGGAGGAGAGGGTCTTTGGCGTCCTCCAGCGCCTTTTCACATTTCTCTTTCGCTTCGAGCGTTACCGGCGTGAGCACATCCAGCAGCGACTTTTTCTTGATGTCGACGGCGTTGGCGATGATCTCGTCGCAGAGCATGATCTGCTCGCTGCACGCGGAGCGCATCTCGTCGTTGACGCTCGTGCCGTTCTTCTCGAACACGAAGCCGCCGTCCATCATGGCGATGGTCTCGACGTGGAGCTCGCGGATTGCGCGCGCAGCTTTGATGGCGGGGTGATCTTCGTCGCGCTTGTCTTCTGTCATGGGGGTCTCCTTGTGGGGTACCCCAGACGTAACTGCGCCCTCCCCGTGTGTCAACGGAAAGGGCGCAACTATTACGAACTTGTGATCAGCTTAGAGGGGCGCGTTCGGGTCGCGAGCCTGCGGCGAATTGATGTCCGTCGCGAGGGCTTCGGCGGAAGGAGCCGAGGGCACCTGCGAGTTTGGGTCGAACTGGTTCGCCGGCGGCTGAGTGCCGGTATCGCTGGACGCGTTCGAAGAGCCGTCAACCGACTTCTCGCCGCGGAGAACCGCCACAGCGTCGTCGATGCGGTGAGCGAGGCGTTCGACTTCCGGATCGTCTTCGGCCGGAGCGCTCATGACGGGCGCGCCCGTGCTCGAGTTTGAGCCCGCGGCATCGGCGCGGCGCTTGACGTCATTGGCGACGCTGATCAGGGTGTCCACTTTCGAAGAGAGTTCAGAGACTTTCATTTCCATCTCCTGTTTGTCGTGGCGGGCCCGCCGCAACTCGGTATGAATTAGCGCAACATATCTCAGATGGTCGCGAAGTACAGCGTAAACGTCGAAGGTCGGCGTTTGTTCAGTTGGATCGTTGGCGGCGTTAGGGACCGCCGGCGGCTCCATCACAAACCATTTTCGCTTTCCGTCGCGCTGCATTTGATGGTCCTATACAGATAGCGCGGCGTTACGCGTGGCCATCGTGGTCCACATTGGTTGCGTCGTGAGGTTGTCGCCTTCGACGCCTAGTTTGTACACATCAGGCTGCGCGTACCCCCATCGTAAGTCACTGGTCAACTTCAAATACAAGTATAGCGCCCCCGGTCCGTGGTTCGACAATGTTTTAATGTTGTCGAAGAACTGCGCCTGCGCCGTCGCCCACTGCTGGCTTTGGTTTATGGCATTCATAAACAGGGCATCGTTTGCCGAAAGCACTTTGGCGTTAACGAAGCCGCCGGTATTGCATGCCCAGTCGGTGCCGCCTTCGTACTGAATAATACGCTTGTTGCCGTTGGCGACAACGCCGGTATTGATCGCGGCAAGGATGCCGGTCCCCGGGCTCGCCTGACTGCAGTAGTTGTTGATGGTTTGCTGTCCGCCAGTTCCCGTTGTGTTGATGCTGGTGATGAAATTTGCGATCGCCTGCGTGGGGTTGGCCGCGCCCGAATAGTTGCCGCCCGCGACCGTTGACGCCGAACCGCTCGCGCTTGGCGTTATGATGGTAGACGAACCGACCGCCGTGAGTTGGAATGCTGAGCTGCTAAGGCCGGTGCTGCTTACCGTATACGGCGTGCCGGCAATAAAATTTCCGACCGTGGTCTGGAAAATTACTCGGTTGCCGGCGGTAAAAGTGTTCGTCCCGGCAATCGAGTTCACGCCGTTGGTGAACGTAGCGTTGACCACGGCGCTGTTGTCGGTGCCGTTGAACAGTGCACTGTCATCAGCCAGTGTGCCAGTACCGCTAACCGTGTCGCTGTAGGTCTGTGTCGGTTGCAGGTACGTCGCCGGGTTCACCGCGTCGTGAAAACTAAGCGGCGTCGCGCTGCCCCAGTTGTTCCACGGGTCGGTAAAAATGATGTTGCTGGAACTGACAAGGTCGCCCAGCGCAGTATACCTGTTCTGGCTGTCCCACCCGCGAATGCCCTGCAGGCCTAGAGTGGTGTAGACGCGCGACGCCCACGGAGACGAAGCCTTGATTGACCGCGACATGCGGGTAGACCGCAGCGCTTGGATGCTTTCAAAATTCGCGGTGTTCAACGTGCCGCGCAGGTAGCCAAGCCAGTTGGTGTAGTTCGCGACGAAGGTGCCAAAATTCCAAAGTTCGTTCGACCACTCGACGACAATACTAGCAGCCGTGGCGCTGAGCCCGATACACCCATAGCCACCGCTCATCGCGGCATTGATCGCGTTTAACGGGTAGTCCGACTGCGCGGTGTAGTCGGGGTCGCAGTCGAGCAAGCCAGTGGCGGGGAAGGTGAGCCAAAGATGAATAGGTTGGCTCACGCCTTGCGAGACAGCGAGCAGGTTCACTTCCGCCACCAGTGCAGCGCAGGTTTCTATTGGCACGTCGCCCCACGGGGCGTTGCTTCTGACCAGCCAAGCGCCTTGCGTCCACCCCGGCGCAGCCCCTGCCGTACGAGTGCCCGCTTGGTTCTTGTCGAAGTAAAATGTGTAGTAGGTGTCACCAGTAAGCCCGTTGACGCCGGCGTTGAACGAAGGGTTGCCGTTACCGGAACCGCCCTGCACTACCGGAAATTCGCCGCGACCGCCTATGTTTAGGCTTACGTATCTGTACACCCGGTTGGTGCCCGGCGTAGTCGAAAACGCGGTAAACGTGGTTGTGTTGATGTTGACGCCGTTAAGGTCGGTGAGTTCGAAAGTCGTGGCGGTAGCGTTTGCAACGATGCAAGCTACACGGTCAAGTTCTTTCATCGAAGCCGGCGCATTGGCAGGATACGGCATGGTGAACCACACCTTGTCGCCGTTGGCGTAACCGTGCGCCGCGGACGTCGTGACCACACCCGGGTTGGCTTGCGTAATCCCGGTGATCGTGTTGCTGCCGCTGCTGGTCGCATTCACCAACCGCGTGTAGCAGACCTCGCCGTGCGTCATCGCGCCCGGCGTCAAGTTTTTGTTGCCAGTGGTCGGAGTTGACACTGCCGAAAGCGTAATTTGGTTCGTACCAGACGTGGGGCCGTAGGCAGGCCCGGCCGTCACGTTCCTGCTAGCGCCGGCCTTCGTCGGCAGCGAACGGTTTTCAAAGCGATAAACTATGCTGTCGTTGCCGTTGACATGGTTCAATAACCGAATGGCCGCCGGCCGCATATTCACCCAAAGCTGCTTGTACGGACGACGCCATACGTAACCGTTGCCTCCGACCGACGTTGGCATGAAGTCAGTTTCGTCTGCTAACCGATAGATGCGCAGGTTTGTCACGAAAGCGGTGTAGGTGATCGTGCCGGTGATTGCCCCCGGGTTAGCAGCAAGCGGGAAGGTGTATGTACTTAGGCCCGTCACGGTGCAATCTACCGTCGAGTTAAGCGACGAGGGCGTCGCGCCGGCAAAAGTCAGAGCCAGCGTATAGCCGTTAGGGCGGCCATGTGGAGCGGCAGTAGTGACCGTGACAAGACCACCTGACCACGACATTGACGAAACGCTGATAGCCCCACCGAGGCCGGTCGTGGCGATCTGGATGCCAAGCAGGCCATTTGGTGGGGTCGTGATCCCGGAGTTCCTGACAACGACATATCCGTTGCCACCCGTAGTGTTCGTCCACTGACCGTTTGCGTTCTTCGTGTAGCTCCCGTTGGTGAAGGTGAAGCTGACGCCAGTCCCCGTGGTCACAGCTGCGCTGACGACGATTGTCTTTGCCGAGTAATCAATCGAAACAACTTTTGTGCCACCAGAGACGCCAACCCCTGAAACGGTAAATCCGGGCCATAGCCCGGTGACATCGGTAAATCCGGACAGCGTCGTGGTGCTGTTGGCATTTCCTGCCCGCACGATAGAGGTCGGCTCCTCCGTCCATGTCCCGGCAGCAAATTGAACCTTCCCATCCCCGTTCCAGCGGATGACGTAGGGGCCATTGAAGTCGGCGGATGCCGGCATGCGGACGCCTCCACCCCACGTCTGGCCACTTCCGCTCGCGTCGTTCACCCATCCGTTTTGGTCGACGACTTGGCCGAACGTCTTGGTCCCTCCTGACCACGCATTGTTGAACGTGGCCCCATAGGGCGTCATGATGTTATCTCCGAGTATCATATGGTCGATCAGCCCATAGTTCCACTCAGCGTCTGGGTACCAAAGATTAATGACGTTTCGTTGCGACAACAACGGATTTAGGAAAGTCGGGGAGGCCGTCACGCCCCGAGGTCGCGCAATCGACGCCATTGGCATCGTCATTAGTGCAGCCGCACAACCGGCGTGGATGAAGTCGCGACGAGAAACTTTCATCATATTCCTTATGGAGAAGAGGTAGCTTGGAACATCAACGCCGGAAATCGCGACTGTAAGTTGTTATAGGTCCACGTCGACCCGACCAGGCTGGATTGCCAGGTCCCGTACGTGCTGCTTCCCGTGTTGCAGTTAGCGCCGTTGCAGCTGATGTTGTCGAGGCCACCTGAGCCGCCGCTTTGAACAATTCCCGCTTGCGTCGGCGCACCCATCAGAGAGCCTACAAGGCTGAAGTTGCTGCTGTAGGCATTCGCAACGTGCGTAGCATTGTCGCTGTTGACACAGCCCCACACATCGCGCCCAGCTGAAGAGCCTCCCGGCCCGAACTGGACCGCACCGCCCAGCGCGCCAGACTTATTTCCGTTGGTCGCTGTGCTGATGCTTGCGGTGCTTTGAATGAGCGCGCCGGGAAGATTGGTCGACGCGTCGTTTGTGTAGAAAGCAATCTGGATATTGCCTGCGGCAACGCCGGTTGTCATGCTCAGACCGACGTTGGTGAACGTCACTAGCCGAGGAAATTGGAACAGCCGGCAATAAATCTGGCCGGCGGTGAACGTCTGCCCTGTCGTCATGGGAGCTGGCGGGAAAGCCAGGTACCAATAGGTCGCCTTGTAATTCGGCGGCGTCAGGCCGGGGCACGTCACCGCCAGCGTATTGCTGGTCGCGCAGTCGCCAGAAATGTTGCCGTTCGTAATCGATGAAGCACCGGAGAACCGCGCCAGATTGCCACTGGCAGGCGTTCCTGTCGTCGTAACGGTCCCTGAACCACCCCCGCCGTTGCCGGGCAGGGTGTGGTAGTTCGTCCCATCCGAATACAGGTCAAGACTTCTACCAGTGGCAACCGTGATCGGGCTGGCGCTTCCGTCGATAGTGACGCCAGACACGGCGATAGACACGCCTGCTGCGCCGTCAGATTTGATTGTGGTGAACCAGTTCGACGGGTTCGTAAATCCGGCCGGTGATCCAACCGTGATGGTCGTCAGCGCAGCATTCGTCGACCGCTTAATAAGGCCACAGTCACCGTCGACAATCGAATAGCTGGTACCTGAAATGGTGCTGTCGCTTGTCGCGCCGCGAATGGTGCCCGTCGTCGTAATAGTGCCACCGACTACACCGCACGACGTTGCGATGCTGGTCACAGTACCTGTGCCAGTAATCGTGGCACACACCAGCCCGGAACCGTTGACGTACACCAGCGCATGAGTGCCGTCGTTGGCGCAGGCCGGCACCGCTAAGTTCTGCATGTCCGCCGTCGAGCCGGTTGGATTGATCCAGATCGAGTTGGCAATGCCCTGAGGAGCTTGCGCGAGCGTGGACCGGCCGGTTACCGCGGAGAACGGAGGTGCACAAGCCGCTTGCGACGCAGCCGTAATAAGCCCCTTACCGTTTACCGTGATCGACGTGCACTGCGTCGTGCTGCCAAAGCTGCCGACGTTACCGTTGACCGTTGCCAGCGTGTGCCCGCCGGTGCCGTTCGCCGTGAGGTCGCCCGATGCGAGCCCGTACACATACGCCGCGATCTGTGCTGCGGTGCACTTCCTACTAGTGCCGGCCTGCGAACATTCATTGAGGTCCGTCCCGCCAACCGAGGCTGCAGCCGGTAGCGCCGGAATGTCAATGTTCGCAGCAAACGCCGGCGTAGCAACTGCAAGCCACGCCAGAAGCGCTAAACTAATTTTTTTCATGGTGATATGACCCTGCTGTCTCCCGTGCTGGTCACACGGAAATCGCCTGTGTTTGTAACCCGGAAATTGCTACCGCCGCCACCGCCCCCAGCCCCTTTTTTGCTGCTGATCGCACCGAGCCGGCCGAAGTTCGCGCCTTCTCCACCAAGCCCAAAGGCAAATGCAGCAGACGTTGTGACTAAAGCTATGAGAACCGCGGCGATTATCGGCTTCATCTACGGGCTCGCGATTACAGACACGCAATCGCCGGGCCTAACTCCAAAATATTCCGGAGCATCGGCAGGTAGCGGCTTGCTGGAAATCGTTGCGGCCGCACCTGCACACGCTGGCCTGAATTTCACGGCGCAGCGCGTGTCGCATAGGATGCGGATGTACTTGGTGGTGGTGCCAAACGCTGCCGAAGATGCAGCTCCTCCGCTAAAGTCGACCGGCGTCTGGTCTACCAGTGTCGGCTCAGTGGCGATCTGCGCCGGCTGATTGAACGTATTGGTCTGCCCGATGATGGCATACTCAGAGATAAAAGCTTTGGAGGCGGCGAACGCGGGGCTTGCAAACGAGACGATACAAGCCGCCAAGATGAATTTACGTAGCATAGTGGTGGCTCCAGTCATGCGAAGTCCCTCTGCAAATCGCTCTACGAGCGATCCCTATCACGGCGTCGGGAGTATTGCAAACCGCTTACTCCTGGGTGACCACCCTCGTCCCGGGCGGTAGTGGCTGCATGACGATGGTGCCATCCATCGGCTGGGGCTGAACCTGCGGCGCGGGCGGAGGCGGGTTCAACGGGGTCTCCGCGACCGGATGGGGGCCGTAGGTGACAAACACCTCCACATAGCGCCCCTTCTCGTCAGCGAGCTCCATGGTGCGTTGTTTCAGCATGATCAGCTTGTACCCGCAGACCGCCTCCTGATCCGCACGTACGGCCGCCTCTGCCTGCACCATGCTGGTCTCGTCGGGGCGATAGATGAACTGCGTGTCGATCTCGCCGCCAAGCTTCCTAAGTTCCTCGGCCAAATTTCTGCTCCTTGTACCCGGGGTTGACCGCCATCTCCGGAGACACGTCGCCAATCCGTGGCAACGGCGCACCGTTCATGTTTCGAGGATCGAGTGGCGGTGTGGTGGCTCTCCGCGGCACGAAGCCGACGTAGATCGTGAAATGCGGGACCCCCGCCCCATCGAACACCATCTCAACGCGCGATCCGTACGGCATCAACTCCGGCTGATCGCGGGCGGTCACCGCGTAGACTTCGTTGAGCATAAGTACTGGCATGTCGGGGTTACCGTCTCCAACCCACGAGCGCTGGACTTCCGTGTATCCGATGGGGCGGGGGTTATCTCGCATAGGGGCTCCTATGGCTCAGCGTTTACCATCCACTGAGCTCGGCGTCGAGGCCTCGTTCTTGTAGCGCTCGTAGATCTCCGGCACGTCTTTTGGGAGGGGCTTCTTCACGGCGCTGACCATCTGCTTCACGCTCTCCTCGAGCTGGAGCTGCAGCGCTTCCGTTTTGGCGGCCTGCCCCTTCTGGTAGTCCATCCAGTCCCAGTACGCCCAGCCGGCGAGGTCCTTGACGAGCTCGTCCTTGTGCCGCGTGTCCTGCACCACGCGCGCGCCGTCGTGGAGGAAGACTGTAAGAACTGGGATCGTATAGCGGTCCGCTTTGACCACCGTGACGATGGCGGGGAACGGCTCGACGTGATCCGGATCGTGATAGAGCACAATTCTACCTACGGTTGGGTATGCGACTTTATCTAGCATTGGCTGCAAGCTCCTCTTTGGGTTGCCCTTGCTCGCCTTCTTGATTGTTAAGTCGGCTCGTCGCGGGCGGGTTGAAGATCATCAAGTTACCCCGGAAGGTAATGCCCGCGTCATCGAACGCTTTCCAGCAGGCCACCTTGTTGTTGTGATACATGTCGCGCTTCTCGCTCTCGAACTGCGCGATGGTCGACGCACAAACGCCTCCCTTTTTGCCGAGCTCAGTTTGCGTCCACTTCAAGACGGCACGAGCGGCGCGGAATTTCTGGGCGTCTGTGTAGGACATGGGGCCTCGAGGGTTGGAGGGACTGTCGGATTAGCTAGCGGTGCCGACATCAGGGTGACGGCCTCCAGAGGCCGGCCCTTGCTCTAATTTGAGCTAAGTCCCTAATCCTGTAAATCATTTAACCATCACACGCAAGCATCGTGTTGTCACTTTTGTGTGATGTGGGGGCAAAGTTTTTGGGTTGGGATTTTTTATGATTTTATCGGTTGGGTAGGGGGGTCAATTATTTTTTGGGTCATCTGTAACAGTCGGGGCCCCAATAAAAGCGGGGAGGGGGTGGGCGGGGGGCCTGTCCATCTACCCCCCGGGGTAACCCGTCCCCACGGCTTGAGTGTAAGAACGCTCCGAGCATGTGGCTCACGGAAGATGGCTTACGGGACCTGAGCGACGGCCAAAACAAGCACGCTCTTAGTCGGACCCTGCCTGACAAGCATGGTTCTAGTCCTCCCACCTTAACCCATCGGACGCTGTTACCTCACGAGGTAACGTGGCCAAAAGGGCAACGGTAAATCCGGATAGACGCTCGCACTAGAGCGCTGGGACGGAACAAACGAAACCACCAAACCTCTCTATGATCCGACGGGTTGTTAAAAGCCATCGCAAGGTCACCGCTCGCTAGGCCGCTTACTCCTAGCGCTCCAATTGAGAAACGGTCACTTCAGGTAAGGAATTGCGACACTGGTAAAGGGGCGACGAATAGGAAACTTCACTGAGGGACAT